AGTGACAAAGACTTTATTCAACTTTGCGACGAAGAAACAGTGCTTTATCGTCCAATTCAAAAACAACTAGTCACAAAAAAGACTGTTCTAGAAGAGCATCAGATCTCTCCGACAAACTTTGCAATGGCTAGAGCGATCGCAGGAGATAAGTCTGACAACCTTGCCGGCGTTCCCGGAGCAGGTTTGAAAACAATTGCAAAAAGACTTCCTTTCCTTAAAGAGGAAAAGGACGCAACCTTTGAAGATGTCTTTCGAGCCTGTGAGAAAGAGGAAAAAAAGCTGAAGTTTCACAATGGCATCTTGGAGAATAAAGATCTAATCAAAAAGAATTATGGACTTATGCAACTTTATACTCCAAATATTTCACCAAACAATTCAGCAGTGATCAAAGAAGCGATCGAAGAGATCAAGCCAGACTTTAACAAAACGAATATTATTAAGATGATGAATGAAGATGGCTTCGGTGTATACGACTGGGGCGACCTTTGGAGGTTCTGTAGAAAAAATGTTGTTGACTTGAAGAACAAAGTCTGATAGAATTCTATTTAAACTCACCCCCTCAAGAAACTAATCAAACAGGAGTAGATATGATTAACACACATGACAAGATAGACTTCTCTCGGTTCGGCAAGAAGTTCCAAGAAAGCCTTTGCCGAATTGTATTGGATGATCGCGAGTTTTGTGATCAGGTCTTCGAAGTTTTGAAAGTAGAGTTCTTTGAGGTTAAGTATCTTCAACTCTTCATTCAAGTCATTATTGACTACAAAAGAGAGTTTGGAGTCCAGCCTTCCCGGGACATCCTCGCCACTATTCTACGTTCAGGAATTGAAGACGAGTCAGATGTTTTGAAGAAGCAAGTTCGCGATTACTTCACAAAGTTGATCACAACAACGCCGGATTTTGAGGGTGATGCGTTCATCAAGAAAAAAGCTTTGGACTTTTGCAGAAAGCAAAACTTGAAAGAAGCCATGATCAAATCAGCAAAACTGATCCACTCTGCTTCCTTTGAAGAGATCAGTAGGATTATCAACGACTCTTTGAAACTTGGTTCAAATACAGATTTTGGATATGATTACCTGAAAGACTTCGAGAAAAGGTATGAGGTTAGGTTCCGAAGGCCAATCACGACAGGTTGGAAACAGGTTGATGCTATCACCGGTGGCGGTCTAGGTAAGGGTGAATTGGGCGTTGTTGTTGCCCCGACCGGCGCAGGTAAGTCAATGGCTTTGGTTCACTTGGCTGCACAAGCTCTGAAGCAAGGTAAGACGGTTGTTTATTACACACTGGAACTGGAAGACACAGTTGTTGCAAAAAGATTTGACTCATGTCTCACTGGTGTTCATCTAACTGACTTGAACGATATGAAAGAAGTTGTTTTGGAAAAAGTTCGGGACTTGAAAGGATCTTTGATCGTTAAAGAATACCCGACGAAGTATGCTTCAACTGAGACAATCAAATCGCATCTTATTCGGCTCAAGAACAGAGGAATTGAGCCAGACTTTATTGCAATTGATTATGCCGATCTCTTGAAGCCTGTTCGACATCAAAGGGAAAAGAGACAAGAACTAGAAGAGATTTATGAAGAGTTGCGAGGAATTGCAAAGATTGCAGAGGCAACTTTGTATACAGCATCCCAAACAAACCGTTCCGGCTTGAATGCAGAGGTTGTTACAATGGAGTCAATCTCTGAAGCGTTTAACAAATGTTTTGTTGCAGACTTTATCTTTTCACTTTCAAGAACGGTGGAAGACAAAAATAACAACACAGGAAGAATCTTCATTGCAAAGAACCGAAACGGAGCAGATGGAATGGTTTATCCAATCTTTATGGACACATCAAACGTTTGCATTAAAGTTATCGATGACAATGGAGAAAGTCCATCTGTTGTGATGGACAGGGCAGCAAAGAAACAAGAAGAAAGTTTAAGAGAAAGATACAAGAAATTTAAGAGCAGTCAATAAGGAGACAAATAATGGAAAAGAGTAGTGAAATTTTGAGTGATGTCGTACAGTGGATGAAATACTCCAAATACGACGATAAAAAGAAAAGAAGAGAATTATTTCACGAAGCGGTCAATAGGAACCGCGCAATGCATTTGAAAAAGTTCAAACATATTCCGGGGTTTGAGGAGGAACTTATCAATGCTTATATGACCGTATACGACAAGAAAGTTCTTGGTTCGATGAGAGCAATGCAGTTCTCTGGTAGGCCAATCGAGATCAACCCTGCAAGACAATACAACTGTTCCTATCTTGCGATGGATGATTGGAGAGCCTTTTCGGAGATCATGTTCTTGCTTCTTGGCGGTACCGGCGTTGGCTTTTCAGTGCAGAGTCACCATATTGAAAAACTTCCAGAGATCAAAAAGCCGATCAAAAGAAAGCGACGTTATTTGATTGGAGATTCTATTGAAGGGTGGGCAGACGCAGTCAAGGTCTTGATGAAATCTTACTTCTCCGGCTCCAGTACGGTTGTGTTTGATTACAGCGATATTAGAGCAAAGGGCGAACGTTTGATCACTTCGGGTGGGAAAGCTCCCGGCCCACAACCTCTCCATGATTGCCTTCACAACATCCGAAAGGTTTTGGAAGCAAAAGAAACTGGAGAAAAGTTGACTTCTCTAGAAGTTCATGATATTGTATGTTATATTGCTGACGCTGTGTTGGCTGGTGGCATTCGTCGTGCTGCTTTGATCTCTCTTTTTGATTTTGACGATGAACAAATGATCGCCTGTAAGGCTGGCAACTGGTGGGAATACGCGCCACAAAGGGCACGTTCGAACAACTCCGCAGTTGTTCTTCGCCACAAGATCAAAAAAGAAGAGTTCTTGAAGTTTTGGGAGAAGATTGAAGCTTCTAACTCCGGAGAGCCGGGCATCTATTTCTCAAATAATGCTGATCGCGGAGTAAACCCATGTTGTGAAATCTCCCTGAAAAGCCACCAGTTCTGTAACTTGACTACTGTAAATGTCTCAGATGTTTACGATCAAGAAGAATTGGACAAGAGAGTAAGGGCTGCTGCGTTCATAGGGACGGTTCAGGCAGCGTATACGGACTTCCATTACCTCCGAGATAGCTGGAGGAAGGTTACGGAAAAGGATGCCCTTATTGGCGTTTCTATGACCGGTATCGCATCCGGTGGGGTGATGAGCCTTGACTTGAAAAGAGCAGCGCAAGTTGTCAAAGAAGAAAACGCTAGAGTGGCAAAGATGCTTGGCATCAATCCCGCCGCAAGAACAACTTGCGTGAAGCCTGAAGGAACTGCTTCGATCATCTTGGGAACCTCCAGCGGCATCCACGCTTGGCACGACCGGTATTATATTCGTCGTGTTCGAGTTGGAAAGAACGAAGCGATTTATCCTTACCTGAAGGAAGTTGCTCCTGAAATGTTGGAAGATGAATTGTTCAACCCTTCGGCACAAGCTGTTATCAGCGTCCCACAGAAGGCTCCAGAAGGCGCTATCACTAGGGACGAAGACGTTATGGATATGCTGGAGAGGGTTCGAAAGTTCAACGTTGAGTGGGTTCAAGAAGGCCACAGAAGTGGACAGAACACAAACAATGTTTCTGCAACAGTCAGCATTGGTCAAGGTGAATGGGAAAAGGTTGGAGAATGGATGTGGGAAAATCGACATAACTTCAACGGACTTTCTGTTCTTCCCAAAGACCTTGGGACTTATAAACAAGCACCTTTTGAAACTTGCACGAAAGAAGAGTACGAAAGATTGCTTGGTACACTTAAGTCGCTTGACCTTTCAAAGGTTGTGGAAGAAATGGACAACACCGACCTCTCAGGTGAGATCGCCTGTGGTGGTGGTTCTTGCGAAGTAATTTAAAAAAAGTTAAATAAAGTATTGACAAAGACCCTTACATTTGCTATGATGTAGGGGTCTTGTTATTTAAGGAGGAAAAATGAAGCCACTAAACAGACATTATTTGATCAAGAAAGAAGACAAAAAGAAAGAACAGTCCGCTGTTCTTCTTCCGGATGATTACAAGAAAGAAGAAGATCCCTTGGTTGTAGTGGAGGTTGTCGATAGTAGTGCAGACTGCCAGAACAAGATCCAACCCGGCTCTAA